CCCGCATAAATGCTGTTGCGCCGACTGCTGAGACACCCTGGTGCCCCCAGAACGTAAAGTGTTCCAAACCCCGAACTTAACGTCGTCGGTAGACGGGTCACTGATGAACTCACACTCTGCCCGGGACGTGTGTGTGTCATTTTTGGCTAAGGAGGTGCATGCTTCCAACCCCCTCTCTTTTCTCTATCCAGCATGGGTCAACCAATTGTTCACCCAACATGCCTAGCGTTTCCTCGCCTTTTTGTCCTACACACCCATTACATGGACACCAGACCAGTCATAACGGTCCCCTACTACAAGTTGGCATTAGCTGCCATAACGACGGACGCAACCCCATCGGAAATGTATACGGGCACCTCCCTCTATCGTGAACTCCCTTCGGGCTCCCTCTGCTCCCACAATATAGCCCTATGTGGGGGGGGGACTTTCACCCCCTCTACCACAAACTGTGGCGTAATATCAGAGTACCTGGATTTGGCTCGGTTTCCCCACGGGATGCCATTGCCTTGCGGTGTATGGTACTTATACCTATTGGGTTCCCCTCCCTCCTTTTGGGAGGTTCCAGGCCAGCTTCAGTCACCAAGCTGTGTTTAACGACCAGATGCCCACGATCGGTGAGACAAGTTTTGAGCTCTAGGCTCCAGGATACCATGTGGCTTCGGACTACTTGGCCGATTTCACGAAAAGGCAACCATGGCTGACCGGTTGGGAATACGGCGGCGCTCTAATACAACCATGTAGTTGGCAGCATACCGAAATTGACCCCAAGAGACTACCTCCCCCAACCAACGGCGCTCTAATACAACCATGAAGTAGGCAGCAAGTTGCGCTGGGGGTTTCATAATAGTCAGCTCATCCGCATGTTGGTCAGTAACGAGTATCAACACACTGGAAAGAGAAGCTGCAGTTCTTACCTAACGCCTCGGGGACAGAACTCCCGACTCAGAGGTTAGCGACTACAGCCAGAGAAAATGACAACTACCACCAGTAGCTCATTCACCACAACAAGGGAGCGTCACAGGTGGATCTTTCGTCACGACAACGATGTCCCTCTCTGCTAACTCCTCAAGCAACGCTTGCTCTTCTGCCGAGACACTGAAGGCTCGCTCAAAAGAGTGTCGTGTGAGTAGAGTAGGCTCTACTGGCAGTTTCGGATCTTTGCCCGACACATCGGCTCCGATGAACTGATATTCCTGCACTGCGTCAAGTGCTGGCATCACGTGTTTCGTCTGTGTCAGTAGGTTGCGGGTCCATTTCCACAATATCGGAACACCGTCAGCGATCGAGGCCTCGCAAAGGGCCACACCCCTCAGAAACCGAAGGGCATGTTTCGGCTCGCGAAGATGGTGGTGGCTAGTGCAAGCATGTGAAATGACCTTGCGCCAGTCCCGTAACATCCTCCAGCCGTCCTCGAACTGAACAGGGGCCGATTGCCCAAAACGGATTTTCTCAACCGTCGTCACCAGTCTCTCCAAAGTCATCTCATGACCTGAGATGCGGAGGGCACAGTTGTAGAAGTTTGCACGCACTCGTTCAGCAGCAGCCTTGGGCAAGAATAACAACGCATTGTCGCCGTCTACAAGGGTGTCCCAATTGACATCCCTAGCCAAACGCCGCATGGTTGCCATAATGATAGCCAACATGATTAGGGAGTTACCCATACCAGTGTTGAAATCACCACTTGCTCTACCACCAACGCGAGAAAACTTCAGACCACAACTTGTCCTTCCTTTATTGAACAACTGGCGGCGTAACAACTTTGCAAGCTGTGGATCGCCTCCGAACGCGCCAGTGTAAACACTGTGTTCGGACTGCAGTTGATCTTTGGAGATGTGGGCTTCGAAAGCCTTGCCGTCAACCTCAAACACAGCGCAACCCGGAATGGAGGAAAACTTCCTCACA